ACCCTAAGCAAGTATTCATGCAGTCAATGCTATTAGGGATATACTACGATGAAAGAAATACAAAAGAAGGAGTGGTAGAGTTAGTAGAAAGTAACCGAGGAACTTCATATACACAATATAGAGAATCTAAAGGGTACTCTAAAAACATGGTGCTTAACTACCAATTACCATTCACGCTTCAAAATAAAACAACGATAAATGATGGTATAGGTATTGATAACAAAGGGCTAAGAAATACGCAAATAATAAACCACATGCACTCCATGATTAAATATTTTGGAGATAGAATGTACCACGAGATAATATTCGAACAGCTAAAAACATTCACCTGCTCAGTAACAACAGGAGGAAAAGAAGTATGGGGACCAATGAATAAAAAGTATTTTCAAGATGATACTTTGTTCTCTACGACTTTTTCTTATATTTGTGCTGAGATATGCTTTCCTGAATATGAACCTGTAAACGAAATGAAAGAGAAATCTAACTTCAGAATAGAATACAGAACAGTATATGATAAAGATTACAAACTAACAAGAGTACCAGTAAGAGTGAAATGCTAGAAAACGAAGATAAAATATTATTGTTTGGCCCTAAATCAGGAAAGTCATTACTTAGACTATACCCTGAACTATCTAACGAGCCGGATTTTAAAGAACTATCTCAAGAAGACCTTAACTTCGCATGGTACGTAGGTAATCCATCGTCACCAATAGACCAAGAATGGGAAGATCAGGTAAAACTAAGAACCGCTGCAGCAACATGCTTTAAAAACAATGAGCTAAAACGAAGAGAATACAGCTCAGGACAAATACCAGAGCATGTTAAAAGAGCAATAGAGAGAATGAAGACATATTCTCCGGACGCTCGAATGCTCGCTAAAAAAATGGTACAAGACACATTCGAAAGATACCAAAAACTACTAAACGTAAACGTAGAAAAAGACTTTCTAGTAACAAAAAAAATAGGAAAAGGAGATAGCGCAGAAGAAATAACAGAAATGGACTGGACGGGAAGAAAAAGCTACGTAGATAGCGCCTCTAAAATCATTGCCGAGCTACCATTAATGATTAAGCAACTAGAAGAAGGATTCGGAATAACACAATCGAAAAAAGGAAAAGAAGAACAACTAGGAAAAAGAGCTATAGATAGATACCATCAACAATCAAAAGAATAAAACATGTTTTTTTTAATATCTAACGGAGAACAAAGACCAAGCATATTAACATCTAACAAAGATGAAGAATACCACTCTAAATGGGCTAGATATTGCTTAGGTCAAGCAAATAACGAATACCAAAATGATTTCATAAGAAAAGTTCAACTAAATAAGAACTTTTACAAAGGAAATCAATGGATAGAAAATGAAGACCTTGAAATATTCTTAAAAGATGAATCTAACATGGATAGAAATCGTATCCAGGTTATCCATAATACCATACGACCACTCGTAGAGCAATACAGAGGAAATGCTATACGAATGAGTATTAACTACAGAGCAAAAAGCATCTCAACTCAAGCAATAAACAGAAGAGAGATAAAACTAGCAGAACAATTGTTCTACTCTAAAATAGCTAACAAAGAAGGAAATCCATTCGCAGAAGATATAAAACAAAGAAAAGCAGTTGGTGACTCAGAAGCAGAAACATTCGCTATATTCGATAACCTATATGTTGATAAGTATGTTCAGAAAATTAATTACTTATGTAAGTACGTATCAGAAAGAAATGATTTTGAAGCTAAACAAGTAAGGATAGCAGAAGAACTTGCGCTTACAGGAATGGCTGTAATGAAAACATTCGAATATGCCGGACATCAAGAATTTAAAATACAGCAGTCAGAGAATTTCTTCTTCGACAGAAGTGCTAAAGAGTACGATTTAAGCGATGCTGGATTCATGGGTGATGTTACATACATGGAGCCTACAGAGATATTCGAAACATGGCCGGACATAAAACCTGATCACCAACGAGCTATAGAAAATTACGCTACTCAGTATAAAAAACTAGCATACGAAACAGCAGGGCAGTCAGGTGATAAAAATGGTAACCCATCAGCACAACAACAATACTCAGGAAAAGTTCCTGTATTTACAACGTATTGGAAAGATGCTGATAGATATGAGTACGGATACGTATTAGATGAATACGGGTATGAGTATTTTACAAGAATAAACTATATCTACGACGGTGAAGATAAACCTAGATATACAGATAAAGACTTAATAAAAAGCAAATCCGTAAGAGCAAAAAGAATACTAGGCGATAAACTGAAAAGACGCTCACATGTAGATGTTCTTAGAATGGCCGTAATTATCCCTAAAGAGATACTAGCTAGCGGAGGAAAAGTATCAGAAACACCTCAGCCAAACGTAGCGGATATAGTGCTTGACTACGGAATAGCTCCATACCAAGAAACAGAAGTAATCGAATATGCTTCTGTTAAATTCCCTTATAAATGCTACTGTTGGGGATATGTAGATGGCGAGGTATTGTCTCCGGTAGACGATGCTATAAGCCCACAACGATTAGTGAACAGAATGCTATCAGTAGCTGAAAACCAAATCAGCAACTCAAGAGGCTCAGGAACAGTAATCGATAAAACAATGGTAGATGACCAACAAGACGTGTTACGTAAAATGAACAGGTCTGAGCCAGTGTTAATAAACGCTAAAGGACGAGGAATACAAAATGCTATCGGGTCATACGATACCACAATAAAACAAGGAACAATGGTGATATTTAATATCATCGAAGCATTGAAGAAGTTCACACAAGATACAACAGGTATCAACGAAGCTATTAAAGGTGAGTCCACAGGAAGCGACCAATTAGTAGGTGTTACTCAGTTAATGATTCAAAGAGGTTCTCTAATGCAAGAACCATTCTATAACTCAATAACAATGATCTACAAACAATGCTTTCAATCAATTTGCTCTATAGGCAAACGTATATATGCTGATAACGAAAGAAATCTAAGCATAGCAGTTGGTGACGAAGGTGTTGAGGTAATCACAATAACACAAGATATGAAGCTTGAAGACTTTAGAATCTTTGTGAAACGCGAAAACTCAGACGAGATGTTAATTAATGCAGGCAACCAAATGCTATTGCAGTTATTCCAAATGGGTTTATTAGATGAAAAACGATTCTCTGGATTATACGGCAGGTCAACACCTGACGAAATAGCATCAGCATTAAGAGGAGCTGCTAAAGAAAGAGAAGAAATGAAACGCATGGCAGAGAAAGATAACGCTAGAATGGAACAAGCTATGATTGAAGAAGAAAGCATGGCGCAAGCAGAACAAGAGTATAAAATGAATGAAATGGAAGCAAGAGAAGATGTTAAGGAGCTTGATAAAAATAGAAGCGAAATCAAAAAAGTATACGCCAACGCATTATCAAAAATGGCACCAACAAACCCTCAAGCACAACAGATGATTTTAGAAAATGCAAAAAAATTTGGAGAATAAATTTTTTTAATTTAGATTTGCGGTAGTTATTTTTATTTAGACTAATTAAAAATAATATCAAAAAAAAGATAAAAAGATGGAAGAAAACGGAAATGCTGAAAATGTAAATGTTGAACAAGCTAACAGTAATCAAGAGCAACAGTCAACACAATCACAACCTCAGATACAAGATTTAGGAATAGCAGATGCGTTAAAAGGGTTAATACCACAAGACGAATTAGAAGCTATATCTGGAATCCAAAATAAGGTTGAAGGGAAAAAACCGGAACAAACTGCAGCGACAGTACAAAAACCTGAAGAGGCAGAAACAAAAAAACCAGAAGGTGAACAATCGAAAGAAACACCAGATGGTCAGAAACCGGAAACTAAAAAAGAAGAAACGAAAAGTGTATTAGGGTTAGGAAAGAAAAAAGACAACTCAATACAAAATATAGTAATCGAAAAACCGGAACAAATACTTGATGTAATCAAGACTAAGTTCGGACAAGAATACAAAGGTATCGATGAGCTACCAAAGTTCTTTGAATCAGCAAACAAATGGAGAGCAGATTCTCAAAATCTTGAAAAATTAAAACAAGAGCATGAGAATGTAACCGAAATATTATCAGGCCTCCCATCTGAGTTTATTGATGGTATTAAAAAATACTACAGCGGAGAAAATTATTTAGATGCATTTAAAAACACAGCTAAATTTGATTTCTCTGTACCTGCAGAAAAACAAGACATAAAAGAACTTGTTAATCATTATTTCCCAGGTAAATTCGCAGATGCAGACTTCGAGTTAGAAGAAAAGCCTGAAACATTATTAATGGCAATAGATTTGTCAAAAGATAAATATAGTATTACGAAACAATCCCTCGATAACAAACGTGCCGAAATCGAAGCGAAAGCAGACCTGCAATTACAAGCAGCAAAGCAATCAATAAACGGTTCCGTTAATTATCTAAAACAATCCTTCCCTGACGTAGATCAAGATGTAACGCAAGAAATATCTTCTGTACTTGAAGGTGGGGTAAATAAAATAGCGGAGATGTTTTTAAATACAGACGGAACGGTGAAGCCGGAAGCAGCAGAAATGCTATTAATGGCTAAATACGGAAAGTCAGAAATATCCAAAATGATGGATATAGCCTCTCATACTACAGAAACTAGAATCAATGAAGAAATTGTGACTAGAAGTGCTGATACAGCAAAACCAGTAAAAGGAGCGCCTAGAGATATGATGTCAGATGATGTAATGAAGCAGATTCAAGATTTAGGGAAACTGCAAGAAAAATCAACTTATTAAAATAAAAAAATAAAAAAAAACATCATGTCACAACAAGTTTACACTCCCGGTATTGGTAACTCCCCATTTGGAAACGTAAATACCAACCCACAATCATCAAATTATGGCGCTAACTCAGGTTACAGCGCTCAAGAGTCAATCTTAATTGCGAAAGCGATTAAAAAAGCCCTTTTCGACACAGCTCCGAAGCAATTCAATGCTTTAAAGTTAGTTTTCGAGAAAGAGTTCGTAGAATATAATAACGATGAGTTCGAATACTTAGAGTATGGATTTGGTCGTTCAGCAGCAGAATGTAATGCAATTGTCGGTGCTGTAGCTGCAGTACCTGGCACAGCAGTACAACAAGTAATTGCGTTCACAGCAGGTTCTATTCCTCACATGGGTATTGACTTAATCTTAGTTTACCCTGACGGAACAAAAGGTATCATCAAAGCGATTGCCGGTAACAACGTTACTGTGGAATCACAAACAAGTGTAGGTTTACCTGCAACTGCAGTTGGTGATATTTTCTCTATCCAATCAACTATCCAAGGTGATGGTATGGATACATTCTCTAACTACGAGCGTTTAGAAACAGTAACTCGTTACAATTATATTCAGTTGTTCTTACGTGCTTGCCGTTGGGGACGTGTTGAGTTATTGAAACACCAAAACTCAGGAACTACTGACTTCTTAGAAGCAGACAAAAAAGAAAAAATGCGTCAAATCCGTACTGACTTATTCAACTCATTCTTCAACGGAACAAGAGGCGAATTTGCATTAGCAAACGGTTTACCTGCAAAATCAATGGGCGGTATCTTCCCTACAATGCAAGCTGCAGGTTCAATGAACGCTAACCCTACTTTAGCAGGTTTACGTGCAGCATTCGAAACCCTTGCTTTCAAAACAAACCACAAAGCTGAAGGTGGTGTTCGTATGATCTACGGAACAGACGAAATTCTATATGAATTGTCAAAAATCTTCAAAGACCCAGGTATTCGTTACGCTCCTAGCGATAGAATCGCTGACATGAACTTAACTGAGTACAGATTAGGTACAATGAGATTCGTGCCAGTTCCTTGTGAATTATTCAAAGAGCAATCTTGCTTCCCTAAAGACTGGGCACGCAGAATGCTAGTAATCGACCAAGAGACTGTAGCTCCTGTGAAAATGAAAGGATTACCTGCAATGTACACAGGTACTACTTTAGACAGAGGTGCTAACGGAACTCGTGAAGGATACAAAGATTGGTATGTTGAAGCTAACTTATCGTTACAATTCAACAACCCTGTTGGATCTTTCTGGATTGACGTTGCTTAATCTAAATAATCTAAAAAAGACCATAGTAAAACCACTATGGTCTTTTTAATATAAACCAAAAAAAACAGAAATATGGCACTGACAGAAGGAACAGAACAGTCATCAAACCAACACAACCCACAAGAAGATGTGTTGAAATTAGTAGCTAAGCTACAGAAAGAATTACAAGAGTTAAAAGAATCCAAAAGCGAACAGCCTTCAACGTCTGTTATGCCGATGGGATTAACAACAGAGCAGTTTAAATCAATCATTGAAGCTGCTAAATCAAACGGCACAGCTAAAGACTTAGATTACGAAGATGGTATCTATGAAGAGCAAATCCCGGCTGATGATTTCCATGAAGAAGGAGTTAGATTTTGTGCTCCATTCATCGGATATTGCATTGCTGATGACGTAAGAAGAGGACAAAGAATAAAATTACCTTTTGGTAAAAAAACAATTTTCTTCGATTACGCAGCAACAAGAAAAGTTCAACAAGGAAAATACGAAGCTACAGCACCTTTCTCTGTTTACAGAAGTCACAGTAAAAAAGAGATTGAGTGGTTAAGAGCTCACACATATTATAACGTAGCATTTTATGAATCTTCAAACGTAGCAGTTCATGCTGACTTATTGAAAATTCAAAAATTAGGTAGAGTAATGACGTTACTTAAAAACCTAGACTTCCACGACATCATCAAAAGATGCAGAGAGTACGGTGTGCAAGTAAGCGAAGATGCTCCAACAATGAGAATGCTATTGGCTCAGAAAATGGTAGACAAAGAAATGGAGTTAGAAGGTGTAACAGCCAAACAAAAGCTAGAATCCATTAGCAAAGAAGCGATGATACTAAATCAAAGCAAATAATTTTTAAAAACCCTCTAAAAAAAGAGGGTTTTTTATTTACTTTTTAATATATTTGTACATGCCTATACAAGTACAAACACTTAACGGACAAATATTGTCAAAACTAGACGCTGAAGGCAGCGATAGATACACGTTTGCACAAGACATATCATTTGCAATAAACAGTGCTATTGAAACAGTAACAGCTATTTTCAATCAAGCATTTGGTCAAAATAAATTAAGCCCAGAGAGCCTTAGAGAACTTACAAAAGTTAAGGTGTGGCAAACAAATTCATATTCACGATTTACATATAACAAATCAGACACGGGCCATGCACTATGGACTATTATCGGTGTATACCCGAAGCCAAAAGTAAACAAAGGCGTATCATCATCTCCTGTGCCTGATAAATCTCAATCTAAATTTAGAGGTGATTTATCATACCTGTCTTCTGACAAATCATGCAAACGATTAACATTAGAGGAATGGAACTCAAACACTAAAAATGTGTTTATGCCAGGTAATACAATATTACAAGGAGAACTAACAGATTATGCGTATCTAGATTTTGCTGATTATACATCTACCTCGTATGTCGGAAATACAGATAAAGTAGAAATCCAAGTAAGACCGGATATTTCAAATGAATTAGTAGCTTTAGCGTATCTAAAATACCCTAACCAGATAACTCAGATCACAGATGTAGTTGAATTTCCAGAATCACTAACGACGTTAATAGTTGACATTGCATTGCATAACATAGCTTATAAGCAAGGGGACCAATCAACATTGTATCTAATTAGTGACAGAAGTATTAATCAATTAGTATCATTAATGAAATGACAGATAGGCTAAGGATAATAGTAGACGATATCCTCGTTACTATAAAACAAACATTTGATGACAAACAGGTAAGCCAGGCTCAAGTAGCTTATTGGGTTATTCTTGTTGGTAACCAGTTATTATCGCAACATAATGCTAAGAGAGATTCAGGTGCATTCCTAGCTTCATACGCAGGCGTGCCCGTGAAAAAAGCGTCAGTTAATTCAAATCCAAATATAATTAAGAACAGAAAGTATATCGAACTACCTGCTAATATATTTGATTACGATAGAGACGGTGGTGTTGAATATATTGCATATTATAACCCTGACGAAAACTGCGCCCCTGAGTTTGCAAGAAAAACAATACAAAGAACATCCCCAGGAGAGCTTCAGTGGTTGAACTTAGATAAACATACTAAACCAAGCCCTAAAAATCCATACTGGTACAGAACAGGTGATATTATTTATCTAGTAGGTATTGAAACAGTTCCGGTAAAAGAAGTAGAGATAGGTATTTATCAAACAATTGACCCTCTTGAAAAAATAGATATTGATAAACCATTTTATTTTCCACAGGAATTACTGCATGTCTTAAAAAGACAAGTAACAGACCTAGCTAGATTTAGTTTTCTTTTTCAACAAGATAGATCTAATGACGGAAACGATGAAGCTGTTAAGCAAAATATCCCTAAAATTGTATCTGTTAATGAACCACAGCAGTAAATAACATGATTGTAGAAACAACTCATATATACACTTTATTATGCCCTAACACAATGCAAGTTAGATATGTTGGTAAGTCAAACAAGCCATTACAAAGATTTAATAGACATATAAATGAGAATGTTGTTAACAGAAAGAGTTCTTGGATAAAATCATTAAAATTAAATGGCTTACTACCAATATTAGAAATTATAGACGAAGTACCGTTATGCGATTGGGAGTTTTGGGAAAAACATTACATAAAACTTTATAAATCTTGTGGGGCTAAATTATTAAACATGAATGATGGCGGACAAGGCGCTACACCAATACGTGAAACTATAGAAAAACAAAGAAGAATTAAGTTTGGTAAAAAAATAACTGAAGAAACAAGATTAAAATTAAGTATATCTAATAAAGGTAGAAAAATATCTGAAAAGCAGAAAAAACAACTAAGTGATGCAAGAAAAGGTAAACCTCTTCATCCAAATACAATAAAAGGTGCTATAGAGAAAAGCTCTAAAAAAGTATCTTCTTATTCGCTTGACGGAATAAAAATAAAAACATATAATAGTATTTCCGATGCTTATAGAGATACAGGTGTATTTAAACATGTTATTATTAAAATATGTAAGAAAGTAAATTTTTATAATCAAAGTAAAGGTATTACTTTTAGATACGGAGATTTAGATGTTATATCTGAATGTATTAAAAAGAGAAATATAGGTAAAACAGCAACATGTGTGGAGCAGTACGACTTAAATGGTAACTTTATAAGAGAATATAAATCAATAAAAGAAGCTGCTGATGTAGTATGCAAAACATCTACTTCTATCTCTTCTGTTTGTAAGGGTATTAGAAAAACAAGTGCTGGGTTTATCTGGAAATATAAAAACTAAAAATAATAATGAATACTAGCGAATATATATCTCCTGAAACAATAATCTTTAAAGCGGCTGCAATGGCCGGTGATAAAGACTATAAAATATTACCAAAAGGATTTTACGTTTCTCTAATACAAGATGCTTTCAGAGAATTAAACATGGATTCATTCTTTGACGAGCAACGTGCTGATTTTGATTTTCCATACGACAATTTAACACATAAACTTCCTTCAGGATGCTTCAATATACTAAATATATACATGTACTCTGGAGAGTCTTGCGATTTTAATGAAACAAAAAAGGTTTGGTGGAAAAGAAATTACTTTACTAGAGGAAGAGGATTTGTAGCTAATGATAAGGGTAATAATGGAAATGACCCATTCATGCAAAATCACACCGATATAAATGCCTTTGCAGATAAATCTACTATTAGGTATTTCGGAGGAGATGCAGTGAATAATGTATTATACTATAATGTTCAACTAGGAAACATCATGTTCAGCTCATCATGTAGAAACGCAGGAACAAAAGTACACATTCATTACAGTGGCACCGGTGGTGATATCACAGAAGCTGAAATCATACCTGTATATTTCCAACAGGCTATTGAAGATTTTACAACAGAAGCAGCACTTAGATATAGAATTGCTAATGAACCATCCAACGCAAGAGTATGGATGCCATTACAACAAATGTATGAGCGTAGACTTGATAAAAACGGATTTAACGGCTCTTGGGCAGTAGCTTTACAGAGAGTTAGAGATATGAATACATCTCAAAGAGATGAACTAGCAATATATATGAGAAGAGGTCAGTGGGGAAGCGGATTATAATCTATTTACAATATGAACCAAGAAAATCAACCACATCATTTATCGACATATTCTAAAGGAGCAAACGTAGATGTTGATCCTGAATTAGCATTTTCACAACCTGCTACAGGAGTGTATTATGACGGCAGAAACTGCAGACCTGTTTCTATCGATGGTAATACCGGTGGGTTAGAAAAGATAAAAGGTGAGGTTATAATACATTCAAACACCACCTCTGCAATTGGTTATAAATGTATAGGGGCTAGAGCTGTTAATGACAGTAAAGTTGAGTTTTGGGTTCCAATAAACCCTGCTTTTCCAAGAATAGTTCGTATTAATGGAGTTATTGTATTGCAATCCATAAACTTTGATTTAAGAACTGATTATCCATTACAAATTGATGTTAATGAGGATTTCGATAAAGGTGAAATTTTCATTACAGATAACAGGATACCTCCATTTATCTTTAATATTAAAGATATGTTGGACTCTCTTATCTCTGACCCAAATAAATATTTCTCAAACTTCGACCCATTATTATATCAAATTAACTTACAGTCACCGCTAGACATACCTGTATTTATAGAAAACGTAAACGTAGGTGGTGGAGGGGGATTACCTGTAGGTCATTATCAATATCAAATAAGATATTCTTCTAAGGAAGGTGATAGAACAGGTTGGTCCCAGGCTACTCCTATGATTCCTATTACACAGTCTTTATCTAGTGAAAGTAGGATATATCCATGGGTAAAAACTTACGGTGGACCACCTAATCCATCATCAGTAACAGCCTTTGCTCCTAAATTAAGATTTAGAGTAACAAATATCTATAATTACGATTACATTGAGATAAAACGTATATCATACAATGCAGGCGCAGGCCTTGACTTTACTCCAAATGGAGTGATAGTAGCAAAGATAGAAATATCTCCAAATGAAATAAGTGTACGAGAATATGTAGACCCTCAAGAATCAAACACTAACATCGCACTATCTGCTGAAGATGAATCAAGAACACTCGTAGAAGTTGAATCAGCGAAATCAATTCGATATGTTGATAGACGATTAGTTTTAATGAACGTAAAATTAGCTTCTAAGGAAGCTGAATTGCAATTCAAAGAGATTAATGGTAAGCAAGGGTTTCCTGTAATAGACAAATTATATAAGGCAGGATATAACGATCCATGGAATCATACTTATAAGAAATCAGCAATGAGTGGAGAGGTGTATGGTCTCGGTGTAGCTGTATACGATGGTGTTGGCACTAAAGGTTTTACTACAGAAATACCACAGTTAAAAAACTATCAATTTCCTAATAGACGCGATGCTATCTCATCAGAAACGAATGATTATTCTTTAAGAGGCACAGTAAAAGCAGCAGATTCTACGGTAGCAGCAGTAACTCAAACACATGAAGTATTTGACTTAGGAGACCCTACTTTTAAATCCAACGAGTGTGACTTTAAAAATATTGTACATCCAGGAAGAATAGCTGGTATAACAGGCACGAGAGGTGAACCAAAAGTAACAGAAGACTGCGATGAGACAAATGCAGAGATAGAAAACCACGGTGCTGACGTAACCGCTGCACTTGTATCTGTTTCTTACCAACCATACACACCGGTGCGTCAAAATGACCCTGATGTTTCAGGTCATAACTATGTAACAACAATAAAAGTAGCTAAAGGAGATGTTGTTGGAGACCCAATCACAGGAGCACCAATACCGTCAACAGATGCTTATAATTTTAGACCAACTGGATTCTCTCCTGACTACTACGCAAAAGGATTAGTTGTTGCAGGTATACAAAACTTCCCTAAATGGGCAAAAGCATTCTCTATTGTTAGAACAAACGCAGCTAAGAGAGTATTATGTCAAGGTTTAGGGTATTATGCTTTAACTAAAGGTAAATTTAAAACATTAACAGACCAAAGCCTTGGAGGCAAAGAACAAAACAAATTCTGGTTCTTTTCTCCAGATATAGAAACAGGAATTGTATCTAGTGAAACAGTTAATGATATCATAGATAACCCACAAAATTACAAGTTACAATTCGTATCTCCATTAGGATTCTTTTCTGAGTTCTTTGCAGCGGAAGATAACATTGCTGTTCCGGGAAGAGATAGAGATAGATGTATTGACATGATATCATACGCAAGGATGCTTAGAGACCTTGCAGCAGATCCAAATAATCAGATAAATCCATCAGAAGATGCTAACATGGGTATATCTGGAGGCGATGGCTATAACTATATCAGACATGATAAGTTTAGAAATCTAGGTCAAGACCCATTAACCTTCGGTGCTCATTCTGATAAAGGAAACAGACTTGTAGATATCGCTCAAGTAAGAAGAGTTGCTGACGGAAGAGGTACATACATAGAGATTGAAACAAATATCAATGTTTACGGAAAAGCTTCTGTTGGAGGTAATTCTGAATCTAACTTTGAAGACTCAGGACTTCAAGATTGGACAGAGCCATTATACATAATTAATATTGTAAGAGTTGGAGCGCAGATAAATGACCAAAATATCCAACAATATAAACAAACATCACACTATCAGAAATTAGAATCTATCATTGGTAGAACAACAGGCTTGGCCGGTGAGAAATTCCAACTTGTAGATGAAAGATGGGAAGACAGCATCCCTGCCCCTCGCTCTACAGACTTCGGTGCTAACGTAGATAGATACATATACATCAAAAAACCAGATGGTGTAGTTCAGAAATGGATTAACGTAACGTATAAAACATTAACTCAGAGAGCAACTATTTTATCAGACATCACGTCATTAGGTTCTTACAATGGTGATGTTTACGGAATGTATACACATACCAATATTGATAACTTAGATAGATTCTTTGAGTTACAATTTGATGTACCAGGTTCTGTGCCACCTGCAAATTCATTAGTCATTATAAAATACGACGACACAGCTCCGATTAGAGTATTCGGTTTCGATACCTATGTAGGAGAAACAATATTTGCGCCAATAGACAAGCAATCTGCAGCGAAAGACAAGGCAGCAGAAACACAATTTGCTTTAGGTATAGGATTGCCGTTTAAAAACTTTAAAATAAATTCGAGACACTATACAATCAGAAAAGCAGGCGCTGCAGTAAATGCAATCCAAGATGAAGTATGGTTTAAGCTAGGCTTTTTAAGGCAACTATGCGTGATGTTTACCGTAGAGTCAAGGTCAGCATGTCACTTAGCGTACAATTCATCATATCCTAATCAATTCTTCCCACTGATTAATTACGTCATGAGACCTAATCGATGGGATATCGATAAAACGATAGTAAACAACGGGCTTTACCAAGATTACGAAGATGATTACGGTGCGGACGAAAAGAATCAATGGAAATGGGGTGGATTTAGATTCTTACAACAAATAAATCCTGATTATTCTACAGAACCTAGAATAGAGTTTTTCTCTAAACCAAAATTCGGATTCATTGAGAAGACAGAGTTTAGAACAAGAATAATGTGGTCTCTCGCAAGAGCTATTAATGTCCAAGATTCTCCTGGATTAAAAACATTCCCAGCAAACAATGCTTTCGATATTGATGATGATCAAGGTGAAATAAAATACGCTTGGGATGCAACTTCAGAAAGAGGAGAGAATATTTATGCATTAACAGAAAAAGGTATTTGTTTACTGTTAACTAAAAAATCAATATTATCAGACCTTAACTCAGGTGAAATAGGTTACATGGCTTCTGATTCTTTCGTTAAAGCACAGCTGTGGATTACGAAAGACACAGGTATAAGCGATGAGATGTGGAGAGGTGTAGCAGAAGGGTTTGTTCCTGTATCAGAAGGTGATGATAGCTCAGCACGACAAGAGGCTATATTCTTCCCGAATAAAGACTCTGTATTTATGTTCAACGGAAGCTTCTGCAGAGATATTGGTAGATTAGATTACTACAATAAAATTTACAATGAAGGCTTGACTAAAGTTCAGCCAGGCATACAAACAGAGATGGCAGCCGTGTATGATAGAAGATATCAAGAATATTGGTTGTATATAGGAGGAGACGCAGATAAATTATTCGTATTTGGTAAGCAAACAATGGCATTCTATGGCGAGTATGATTATAGATTTGATAGAATATATTCACAAGGTAATGACACGTATGGAGTGAAAGATTTACATACTTTTAAATTACATGAAGGTTACACTATCAACAACTCACCAATCATATTTGAGGTTACTCAAGGCGCTGCTCCTGAGCAATTCTGGGGTAAGGAGTTTATTCGCATGAGAATAAATTCTCCGAAAACACAAAAACCTACACGCATAGAATTTTACAAGAAAGATTTAAACACATTGCAATGCTTTGTAGATAATACTCTTGGAACAATGTATTTAAAATATTATGATGGATGGGAAGCATTTATTCCTAGAATTTTAGGCTCTGTTGATATAAATAGACCAAGACTTCAAGATAGATTGATTTTTTACAAAATAATTCATAATTTAGCGTCAGAATTTACATTAACAAACACATCTATTCAATATAAAAAATTAAAGTAACATGGCATGGTGGGCAGCATTAGCAAAAGGAGCAGGTAAATCCGGTGGTGGTAAATCAGGCGGAGGACTTGGTGGTATTATCCAAAAAGGTGTAGATGTTTCTAAAAGGTCTACACAAGCGGGCGTTAGCGGCATAACATCGCTAGTACAACAAATCCAAGCAAACAAGCTGAAGAAAAAGGCAGACGCAGCTTTTCCTGAGTTAGTTGATCCTAATCAAGCAGGTTACTTAGCTGAGCTAAATCAAAAAAGACGTTCTATAGAGACTGGAGCCGACTTTGCAGCAGGGATGCAGTCTGTAAACGCAGCGCAAGCAGGAACAAACGAAGCCATAACAAGAGCTGCAGGAGGCGATGTGTCAGGAACAATGCAAGCATTATTACAAGCACAAGCAGGAGCTTCGGCAGCTAAAAACCAAGTATTAGCTCAAGGTCAAAATCAACAAATGCAGTATAATACTCTGTATGGAGACTTATTGGACCAAATAGCAGGGAGAAAAATGCACTTACAGTTAACTAGAAATAGAGATGCTAGAGCTGAATGGGCTGCTAAACAATCAAGAGCTAATCAAAACTTTATGGGCTTCTTAGGCGGAATGCCAGGCATGGGCAAGAAAGGTGATTTAAGTCAGTCAGCAGGCACACCTTCAGTAACAACAACTGCTCCAACTGATAACGGATGGCAAAATATAGCTAGCGTTATTCCTAAGAATACATCAGTAAATTCTCAATACCAGACACCTGAGTCAGCAGGAGTTCAGCAAAAAAATGTACAAATAGCAGATGAGTCTAAGAATACGCCATTTGTTGATTCTGGTATAAACATTATTAAAAAATAATATGCCAGACACTTCAATATTAGATAATATCCAAGGCGTAAATGAGCCTCAGTTAACAACGGAAGATGTATACAAATCACCGGCATCAGGTTTATCTCCTGCCGAACAAGATGCATATAATGATTATATGAATCAATATAATCCTGTAACTCCTCAACTAAGGACACAAGATTATTACCCTGCTTTAGGAGAACCAATTAATGTGGGTAGCTATTCTGGTAGTTGGAAAGGTGGAAGTATTAGTGCAGCACAATACGTTCCATCAGGAGCCATTGTTCCTATTGGAATGTTCGCAGCTAGAGACAAAGCTATACAAGACGCAGCTTTAGCAAAAGCTAAAGACGTAGCTGACTTCAGAAAAGGTTTAAAAACAAATGCTCCGATATCTAAGTTAACAGGTATTAACGAAGAACTAACAAATGAATATTTCAAGTATATCGATGATTCTTGGAATAAAACATTAAAAGCTACAAATAACGACCCAAATAAAGCTAAATACATGCTTGAGAATGATATTAATTTTCAAAAAGGATTAAAGTCATTTCAAGATTTAAAAGCAACCGGAGATGCTACGTTTAATAAAATTGCAGATATACAGGACAGAATTGCTAATAAGCAAATGATTGTATCTCCTCAGTTAAACGATGCAATGAAAAATGTTCAAAAGGCTTTAAATCCTAAAAGTCCTGAATTTAAAAACCTTTCTCAGTATGTCCTTCAAATGGATGCAGAGAGAGAGTTTAGCGATGCATTGAATGAAACATTAAAAGGCATTCAAATGCAGCAAGACGCAAAAGCAGGTATTGACATTAATGATCCGGATTACATCAAAGAATACGAATCTACAGAAAAATATTATACACCTGAATCCATACAATATGCTACAGAAGCATTAAAAGATATTTACTCTAGCAGTGGAATATATAGTCCTGAAGAAGTTGAATCAAGAGTAAAAGCAGCTATGGCCGCTATTCAAAGAACTAAGAAAGTTTCAGCTAAAGCAGGTCCTTCAGGAGCAGGTGGTGTTGAATTAATCGATGCTAAAGATATTTCCAAGGAGCCTGTGTCTTTACTTGGAGCAGTGAAAAGAACAGAGGGTGCTGAAGCTAGAGAAGGAAATTTCTCAGCATTCGAGCACTTAGCACTTAAAAAACCGGTTTCTATAGTTATACCTGGAGGTGCAGATGTTACGGACATGAATACTGGTGAGAAAAGCAAAAATAAATCAGTTAGAAATGCTAAGGTTGGTACTATTTTTAATGCTTATACATATAAAGGTCAATTAGTAGATGATGAGTTTATTAAGAGAGAAGATATTAAAGGGTTGGCTAAAGTAACTCCAATGGTATCTGTTATATTTACAGAAAAAGATGATAAAGGTACGGAATACGAAACATCCGGAATAGTACCTTTAAACCAAGTAAAAAACGCAATGCTTGGCAAGAAAAATCAAAACAAAGAAACTATTGATTATTACGAAAAGTCAGCTCAAGAAAGAGAGCAGTCTTTAAAGAAAGGTAAAGCATCAGTAACAGAAACACAATCTAAAGGTGGTGGATATTCAATAAATGGTAAAAACTACACTTTACAGGAATTAAAAAATTTAGGATATACTGAAGAGCAAGTAGCTCCATATAAAGTGAAATAATTATGGAAGAAAATAATGTGAAAGACCCATTGGGGATATTAGGTAAAAAACCTACGCAGTCACAAGAAGACCCGTTGGGTATATTAAAAAAAAAAGTAGAGCCCACACCTTTACCGTCAAGTTCACAATTACCTTTGGAAGGTGGTACATCAGGATTAACAGCTACTCCTTCGGTATCCACAGACACTCCGACTGAAACGTACACTGTAAAACCAGGAACGTCATTTAATCCATTTGCAGAAGCACCTAAAATGGCTGGCCAAAAGACAGCCCTTGGAAACACATTGACTCCATCTACCGAAATAAGACCTGTTACTACAACAGCAGGTTCAACCCCAACTGCTGAAAAAACAGTCAATATACCAAAAGAAAAAGAATCTACTTCTATGTTAGAAGATTTATCATCTTCTTTTTTAAGAGGTTCTTCTAGGTTAGGCTCTATGTTAGCCAAAACCCCTGCGTTTATTTACGATATAGCTGCTTATCCACAAAATAAAATAGCTGAATTAACTGGATTAGATATATCAGCATCATCAGAAGAATTAGCTAATACACTTGGTTTACCAGAAAACGAAATAGCGAAATATTATGATAATGCAGTGGCTGAAAGTCAAAAAAAGCTAAATGAAAAATATGATAAAGGTATAACAGATTATTTTAAATCAGGAGACTACTCAAAAGCTTTTGGTTTATTGGCTAATTCTGTGGTAGAGAGTGCACCAATAAGCATTTCTTTAGCTTTAGGTAACGCTGCAGGATTAACAACAGCTCAATCAATAATGGGTGGAGGAGCCGTCTTTGCAGCAGATAAAAAATCAGAGTTAGATACTCAAAACCCAAATATGACTGAGTCTTCTAAAGTAGAAAATGCTTTAGCTAATGGTCTTTTAGAGGGTGTGTTTGAGAATTTCGGTGTTACCAAATTAGGTAGCATGACTAAGGATATATTATTAAAAGAAGGTGTTGAACAAGGTAAAGAGATAGTTAAAAATGGTTTTAAAGAAGTTTATTTACCTGTACTTAAAAAATATATTGGAACAACTGCAGAAGAAAGTATATCAGAAGCCGCTACTCAATACGCTCAAAATGCAGTGGATAAATTCTCCGGAGCAAAGCCAAATATAGATTTAATGGAAGGCGTATTAGACGCTGCTATAATTGGATTAGGTTCAGGCGTATCAATGTCTTCTGCTCCTGCAGCATTGGAATTATCAAGAACAAGGGACGGGTTTAAAAGAGCTGTTGAAATTCAAAGTGAAAAACAAGTATTAGAAAATGACTTAGTATCAGAAGCTATACCTTTAGAGTCAAAACAAATACTTTCTGATAAACTAAAAGATTTAACATCCGAGGAAGCCGATTTAGTTAAATCAGAAAAGATAAAATATGAATCATTATCATCTGATCAGCAAAAATCAGTAGATGCTCTAATTGATAAAAAAAGAAAATTAATTGATGGAATTACAAATATACCTTTATCAGAGGATAGTAAATCTATTCTTCAGAAAGATTTAGATAATATAGATAATGAAATTGAATCTATATATTCAAATCCAATGAAGGAACAAGAAGAAGCTTTAAACGAAGAAGAGTATCTAAAATCAATACAAAGCGAATTAGAGGCTAGAAAGAAACCTAAAGTAGAAATACCTGAATCTGAAAATAAAATGCAGCGTGAGGGTTTATTTGAGGTCGATGACACTCAAAAAGCACAGCCTATCGAATTGCCTGTAGAAACAACTCAGGCCGCACCTGAAATCACTACCGAAGAAAAACCAGCTCAAGAAATTAAAAAAGAAGAACCTACCGTAAATGTAGACGATAAGATAGCTGAAGTTCAAAAGAAAATACAAGACAATAAGCAGAATTATTTTAACGAGAAAATCTCTTATGTGGATTACAGGAAGAACAACGATGCTTTAGAAGCTGACTTAAAAAAATTAGAATCAGGAGAACAAGTAGAACAACCTAAAATAGAAGAAAATGTCAATCAAGAAAACATCCAAGGGATACCAAGTGAAATCGGAATCGGGGAAAAACCTATCCAAGCCGAACCTATCGAAACCACAAGCGCAGAAGAGACTACAGCAGGTGGAGTTCTTCAAGCACCAGAAGAAAAAGTAGTAGAACAAGTTGTAGCAGAAAAAAAACCTACTCCAACCAAAACACAAGCTCAAATATCCGCTGAACAAACAATAGCTGAAGAAGAAGATACAGAACAGGATAATGTAACAGAAGACGCAGCTACTGTTAAAAAAATGGATGATGACGTAGAAGTTTTAAAAGGATACAATAAAGAAAAATACCCTAATAAAACACCTGCTGAACTAAAAAAACTCATTGAAGATAAGTATGTAGGCGTACTAGCTAGAGCATATAAAGCTAAAATGGACGGTAAAATATCAGGTCCTACATACACAGCATATCGTAATGAGCTTAATAAAATGATGGAAGAAAAGCTCCGTCCTTTTACTAAAAAAGTAGCTACCGGAGCAGAGGGAGATAATATTAAAAAAGGAGAGTTAAAAGCTCAGGTAGTAGCCCTAGGAGAAATGGTAAAAGAAAAATTACTTGGCGAGGGATATAAAAACCTAGCGTTATCATCAGCTATACCAGGAGCAAGCCCTGAAATTATTAATAAGTTAGTAGACCTAACAGTAAAAGGCGTTAATTTCGCTATCGATGCCGGTTATGGAGTTAGAGAAGCCACACAGATAGCTTTAGATAAAATAAAGACAAATCCCGTATATAAAAAACTATATGAAAGTGGAAACATTGATGAAACTAAGTTTAGAGACAGTGTAGAATCTGAGTTATCTAAAGCTAAAGCTCAACCACAGCCAAAAGCTCAGGAAAAGCAAGCTGAAGAGCAAGAAGCTGAAACAGGTAAAGAAGTAGAAGCGGCTGCCGAAACAGGAATGCCTGTGATTACTCAGGAAGATATAACTAAGGAATCAAAAGGTAAAAGAAAACAATCTCAACGAAGAGAAGAAAATACTACGTATGACGAGATAAATAAAATGATACCTCAAGAAGCTTCGTTTTATCAAAAGATGGATCAGGAGCAAATCAGAGAAACCATTAGGACTTACATCAATGAATTAGAAGCTTCCAATATGATTATGGATGCAGCTAATTTAATGTTAGATGAAAACGCTAAGAAGCCAATGCCTCCTGAAATGGTTCATACATTCAACTTGTTTTTAGTTGATAGAATGAAAACTTTAGCTAAAGAGGTAGATAACCCTACATTAAAGCAAGATTTATTAAACAAAGCTTCTAGATTAAGGGAGAATAATGATAAAAACACTACTACCATAGCAAAATCATTAGCTAATCTGTACATTCACACTAAAGAAATGATGTCTTCTCCGGAAGGCGTGCAAGCAGCCTCTGAGCAAAGACAGATAAATGCTATTGATAGCTATTTGAATAAAAAACAAAAAACAGCTTTGGAAAGTGTAGCAGAACCCGTAAATTCGCTTATTAATTCAGAAGAATTTGCTGAAGAAGTAAGAAAGGCTACTGAACAAAAATTAAAAGACATTGCTGAGAAAACGAAAGGTAAGGATTGGGTAAGCAAAGTAGATGCTTTCGATGATTTAATAACAACAACAGAAGATTGCTAAAATAATATGAGTGTAAAATGTAATATACAAGACAGTCAGGAAGCTTATAACCATGGTGTAAAATCATTTAAAGAGGCATTTCTTCAAACACAAGGTGACACTACTAAATCATTGAAATATGCTATGAATGAAGTGAAGGCTAAATTTCCAAATTTAGACTTTGACCCAAAATCATTCACCGATCCAATCATAGAAAAAGGAAAAAAAAGCGGAGTGATACCAGCTAGCTACACCTTTGATAAAAAAGTAAAAACTCCTTCTATAGAGAAAGGTAAGGAAAACATAGAGGCGGCCAAAAAGAAGTACGAGGAAAAAATAAAAGACATAACTGATAAGGTAGAAGGAGCTAATAAAGAACAAAAAGCATCTATGGCTAGGTCTCTAGCTGAGAAAGCAATCCAAACAGGATTTATCAACGATGCTGACGTTAAAAAAGCATTTGCTGAAGCAGTGAGGTTGCCGGTAGAGGTATCCGAAGAGTTCGATGCTGCCGTAGAAAAATTACAGGTAGCGAATAGAGAGTTAGATACCATAGATGTGGAAATGTCAAAGCTTCGAAATGAAGTAAAAGACCTAAAAAAAGAAGGTAAGTTTACCGAAGAGCAAAATAAATCTTACGACGAAAAACTAAGAGCCTTAGTAGATAAAAAGAAGAAAGCCGAGGACAACGCTACAAAAGCAGCATACGACCTTAACGTACTGATGCCGCCAAGCTCATTTTGGTATTACGACATGGTATCAGCAGCAAACCTTAACCTGATGAAAGGTGTATCATTGATAAACAACTTAACAGGTGGTTTATCAGACACGGCAATACGGTTGATGGGTAATTTCTCATCAGAGGTATTATCTCTAGGCGTAAACTCTATTATACGTAAACAAAATCCATTACCATTCGGAAAAAGAGCATTAGGGTCTATACAGCAGCGTAAAAAGATAGCTATGAAAATAGCATCTACTCTGAAGTATGGTAATGCAGACATCAGAGACTTAGCTCCTACAAACACGTTAGATGCTGTAGCTAAGCTAAGACAAAAAATAGAAAACACACCAACTGCTAAACTTAAAAAGATGGCAGGTTTTATATTAAGAGTACATCCGGATGCCGTATCAAGAGTTCTTGGAGCTACGGATGCCGCCTTTAACACTGCTATATATTTCGGTGAGTTAAACAGTATTGCTGAATCTAAAGGATTGAAAGGATTCGATAAAACAGATTTCATAGAAAATCCAGACGCAGCATCAAAAGAATTTGCTAAGAAAAAAGCAGACGAGGCTACATTTAAAGGCGAGTTTATATTCGGTAACAACGTAGTAAAAGCACTTAAAGTAAATCCTTACAGTCTTCAAAAAATGCTAACAGAAGAGCAGGGTGTTCCTCCTCTAGCAGCAAAATTATTAGTAGGAACATTACATTCAATAAGTGTCGGTGTAATGCCATTCGTTAAAACACCGATAGCCATCTTTAACTCAGCGCAGAAACTATTACTACCTGAATACGCTATGCTGAGTGGAGCGTTAAAAGCCTCAAGGGAGAAAGACCCTAATATGAGGCAGAGGATTGTATACGAAGCTACTGGTAATTATGTAGCTGGAACAGCATTAAGATACGCAGCCATAAACATGATCGCTAATGGATTAATGTCAGGCGCTTATGGAGATGATGATTTCGACGCAGCAGATACAACAGAGAAAGTAATGGGTGGTCCGAATAGAATAAACATCTCCGCATTCATGAGAGGAATAGCGTTTCAAGGATGGTCATCGAAAAAAGGAGATACTATCATAGAATTAAAAACAATGGGTGTTCCGGGTGTTGTTCTCGGAGCATACGCACATGCTTTCCATGGACAAAACAATAAACAGAAAATGTCCAATGAGATTATGTCTGTCGAGCAGGATATAAAACTACTCGGAGCTAGTTTCCAATCATTCGTAGACAATACCTTCCTGTCAGGTACAAATCAACTTTTACAGGCATTAACAGATAAAGAAGGTCATAAATGGAATAAATTCACAATAAACCTTGCCTCTGTATTATTAGGAGGCGCAGTACCATCAACAGCTCAAACATTCTCTACGCAAATGGATGAGAATGTAAAACAACAGTACAATAAGGACCTAGATTACGGTGAAAATTTAGCAAATATACTAGGTTATAAATTCGCCTTCCAATCCAAAGATTTAAAAAACAAATACTTCAACTTAGCGGCAGAAAACGAGGCTTTAAAGAAAAAGAAATACGTGTTTTTTGATAACTACTTAGGAAGGGTAATCGCAAATAACGTTGATTTCCTTAAAATGTCAGAATTAGATAAGGATACGCCTGAATACAAGCTTTACGAATATACTCAAAGCCTTAAAGAGGAGAATAGACCTAAACTATTCCCTAGTGCCGTAGAAAAGAATGTAAACGTTTCATACACTGAAAGGGTAAACGGATTAAGGACAACTAAGTCAGAAAAAGTGAAGTTAACAAATGAAGAGCATGAATATTACATGAAACAAGCTTCTCAATACAGACTTATGCTAGTAACCCCTTACATCATGCAGGAAAAGTTCAAAGATATCCCTTACGATGAGAAAATAAAAGAAATGGCTAAATTGTACGAGTCAGGAAAAGACATGGCTAAAAAAGACCTTATGTCTCAATTCCCAGACCTTACAAAAAGAGTTAAGACGGAAAAAGTAGAAGATGAATCTGATTTATAAAAACATCTTGAAAAAACTTTAATAAATAAAAAAATATAATTACATTTGCCTTATGAGTTTACAGCTTAAAATATCTGCAATAGAAGAAAATAAATCATTTGTCGTTACAGATTGTACCGGTAAATACTCTTCTTCAAATCAAGGAGGCTTTGGAGCACCAAACATCCAAACGTCAGATATAGAAACATCAATATTATTCATCACCACTCCAGATAAAACAGAGTTTCAAATAAATGTATACCCAGACTTTCCAAATAAAGACGGTATCGCATACGAGATACTTCCATACATGTTAAACATGCAGGAAATAGAAAGCGGTGAGTATAATTTAAAATTAGTGATTACAGGCACAGATAAGAAAGGAGTTAAATTTACGAAAACAGCATACCATACTCAGTTTATGACAAAAACAGTATCATGCTGCATTGATAAAATTATCTCAAAAAACATCGGAACCACAGACAAACTTAAAAAACAAGAAATGATTGAGTTGAACGACTTACTTAAATCTCTTGAGTACAGTATTGACTGTGGAAGAATGAATAGAGCTACTAAAATAGTAGATCTACTTAAAGAAACATGTTCTTGTTGTGATTGTAAAAACTAATTAAAAATTATCATAAAAACTAATTAAAATGAACTGCGAAAAGAAAACATTTTGCCAAAAGGTAGTTTCTAAAATAGGGATAAAAGGCCCTCAAGGCCCTCGTGGTCATCAAGGTATCCAAGGCCTTCAAGGCCTTCAAGGTCCTCAAGGTTCTCAAGGTATCCAAGGCCCTCAAGGTCCTCAAGGTCAAGGCGGCAACTTTGATGTCACAATAACTCAACCTGATCCAGAAGGATTACCTTTTGTTTTAGGTACTTCTATAACAGGAGGTACAGCCCCTTATACTTATGAATGGTCTATTGCTGATACTTTAGCAGGATCTGGACGCAATGCTTTCGGTATATCAGGAGCATCTAACTTATCTACTGTTACTTGGGCAATCAATGAGCCAAATTCGTTTTTTGTAGCAGCAATATCTGGAGCTGGAGGGGTTTCTTTAATGAAAGTTAAAGTTACTGATGCTAATGGTGCGATAGCCAAAGATACTTTTCTTCTTATTGAGGTAACAGCAGCATAATTATAACCTAATAAAATATATGAAATATGTGCAAAAATAAAAAATGCACCGGAAACTGCTATAAATGTTCAAGCGACAATCAGTATGACAACATTATAGTTCAATTACAATCACAAGTAGATGCTCTTACAGAAAGCATTAAGCCGTTTATCTGCGGACACCCTATCTTACTAATAGAGTCAGCTTCGGATATCGCTCAATTCGACACTGATGGTTACGGTGTAGGATGTTGGGAAGGATGGGCTATCTGTAACGGTCAAGCGTATATGAACCCTCAAACGAAGGTAAATTTCACCACTCCGAACTTTACTGATAGATTTATCGTTCAAGCAGGTGGTTCATATTCAGTTGACGACACAGGAGGTTCAGACACAGTTGCGTTAACAGTAAATGAATTACCTGTACATACACATGGTATTACTGATAATGGGCATACACACAATTTAACAGACACAGGGCACAATCACCCTGTAGATGACCCTGGCCATGGCCATGCTGGATCAGGAGGAAGTCATACGCATACATTCACTACAAGTACAATCGGTGGTCACGAACACTCAACTGGTGTTATTGGAATTACTGACGGTGGAGGAGGAACAGGTGCCAACGTAAGAACAAGCTCTACAGCAAGTGGAAATTCTACAAGTACAGACGGAGCTCATAGTCACAGTGGAACAACAGACCCTTCTTCAGCAGCAGTGACTGTAAATTCATCGTTTACAGGTGTTCAAACACAAAATGCCTTTATTGGAATAACAGAAACAGACTCTAATACAACCGGAATAACAGTAGATGATGCAGGGAATGGAGATGCTCACGAAAACAGACCTCCTTATTTCGCTGCTCTTTATGTAATAAAAATGTGGTAAATGAAGTGTTTAGACGAAATAATATGCGAAGCAAAATGCTGTTCTACGGAATATGCAGCTAAATTTGCGGAAGATAAGACATTTGGTAGAGATACTGATAACTCAGACTACTTTATGTTAATGATGTATATTGATGTTTTACAAAGAAACACGCCCTCATTTATTAAGCTTAAAGCAAAAGTTACTACATGTCCTAAAAAAATATCATTTTCTTCTTTGAAGAAAGAAAATAATAAACTATTTTTGGACATCCGAGAAGCCGTAAAATGCGTTGACGTAAAATTAGATGCCTGTCTATCCGATGCTGAGTTATGTAAGATTATAGAGGAAATAAAAGTACTTTGTAATCAATGCGAATGTAATTGCAATTAAAAAATCATATAAAATGCCTTACGAAGATAATCAAACATACGCTAAATATTTAAAGAAAAAATGTTTAGAAGAATCTGCAGGTTGCGGAGAATGCAACGACTGTAATGACTGCTCAGAAGGATGCGAGGAAAAATGTTCTTGCTGCCCTGCTGGATTAGTAGCTGTTTATGACGCTGAAGGAAAACATCAAGGATGTTTAACGCCTGCCGACGCTGAGCTATTCCATGATAATACATTTACATGTCAATCAGGATATGTTAAGTTGTACAATAACTCAACAAACGAGTTCCTTGGATGTGTATCTGAATCAGAGTTTGCAGCATTGTATTCTACAGTAAATACTATAGTAACATAAAATTAATTAAAGAAAATGGGAGAAATTTCAATAGCATCAGAAGCTACAATGTTAGCAAGCTTACCTGCAGCAGGTACGGTAAAATTATTCATCAATACTGATAAAAACAACGTGCTATACTACATTGATAGCGCTGGAAATATCAGAATGTATAGCTACGGAGACACTTCACTAGAAGACTGTTGTTCTTGCGAAATCGCAAAACAATGGATGGATAGAGTAACATGTGCGTTAAATTCAGGAATGATTACAGCTACAGACTTCGGGACATTAATAAATTCCGGATTAACCGTGTCTGCAACAGAAACAACAGACCCTGAAACAGGAGCCAAAACATGCACTGTAAACGTAGGCCCTCAAACACCAGCGCAAATTGCTGTAACAGGATTATCAATTACAGTACCTGCAACTACTGAAGCAGCGTTAGGAATAGGAGCTTCTCTACAGATAGTAGCTTCAATAACACCTCCTACAGCTCCTCAAGGAATTGTATGGGTATCTTCAGATCCTACTATCGCATTAGTTACTAACACAGGCCTTGCTGTAGGCATTTCTGCAGGAACAGCTACTGTGTATGCATTCTCTGCCGCAAATCCTTCTTATTCAGATTCAGTAAATATTGTTGTGTCTTAGGAATATGAGTGAAAAAGAAAGTACTAGCTTTATCTCTAAATGGTTTTACAATAACCTAATGAATGTCCTTGCAATAGCTAGCGCTACATTTTTCGGTGTTAGATTCGCTGTCAGCGAAGGTAAAGAAATCATTAGAGACGAAATAAAACCACTTGTAGATAGAGTTGAAAAACTAGAGAAACAGTATGTCTCCTTGGACGAAATAATGTCTATGAACAACGACGGCCTCCGTGCCGTTGAAGTATCAGTAACGCACTTTATAGATAATTATAACAAAGTACACCACACGGCTTTCTTAAAGCCTAACGATATAGAATTGACTACTTCAGTAAAAAAACGTAGAAGGTAATGAGTAAATATACTGTAATACTAGACGCAGGACACGGAACAAACACTCCAGGAAAACGCTCACCTAAGTTTGATGACGGTACAGTGTTAATGGAAGGTGTTAACAATAGAGAAATAGTAGAAAGATTAAAAAAAGCATTTGATGATAACTCTATTGATTATTTCGATTGCGTAGCTAGTAATGACGATATATCTTTAAAAACTCGTGTAGATAGGGCTAATGCCTTAGCTAAAACAAAAAAATGTCTATATATATCAATTCATAGTGATGCGGCCGGAGATGGCAAAACATGGCATCCTGCAAGTGGAATGTCTGTTTACACATCAAAAGGACAGACTAAATCAGATGAATTAGCTGAATTATTGATTAATGAGCTAAAGGAAAATTTCAAAAACGAGATTAAGTGGAGAACTGATAATACAGATGGAGACCAAGATAAAGAAGAAAACTTCTATGTTTTAAAAGAAACGTCATGTCCTGCTATATTATGTGAGTTTGGTTTCCATACAAACAAAGAAGAAGCTAAGTTAATGCTAACGCCTGATTTTAAAAACAAAATAGTATTATCAGTGCTTTACGCTGTAAAGAAATTTGAATTAAAAAATTAATATATGAAAAAATACAAAGTATATTGGTCAATTTTTAACTTAACAAAAGCTACTCAAGCTGAAATTGTAAATTTACAAAATGCATGGACAGGATTCTCAGTACCTATTGTTGGGTCAACATTAATAGCATCTGACGCAAAACACGCTTTTATAGCTTCTATTATCTGCGGATTGATAGATAAAGCTATATCTTGCTTATATTTAGAAGAAAAATAAACGATTATGAATGGTAATTGGTGGAAATACTTATTAATGATTCTATTTGGTATGTTTTTAATGTGTCAATGTGAGAATTATATTAAACCTGTCGAAATGGTTAATCTTGATTATGTAAAAAAAGAGCAATATGATAGTTTAAAAACTTTATATGCAGATATGCAGCAAAAGGCTAACAATAAACAAATAATCATAGATTTACTAACAAGAAAGACAGATTCGTTATCAAAGATTAAATCCGGTGTAAAATCTAAATATTCAGGCGTTAAGCAGTCCGGCAGGATAACTATTATAGAAAATCCATGTAATAAAGATTCTATACTTCACGCATACAACAACTTATCTAACCATTGCGATAGCATAAATATTGTAAACGATACAATAATATCTGTGTTAACAAACAAAGTAAATGCTTATGCTGACTTAGTGGCTTACAAAGATACATCTATCATGGCTCAGTCAAGAATAATAGAACATAAAGATCAAGACTTAAAAGCCTCTGACGCTAAAAAAAAAGCATTAAAAAAGGAAAATAACAAGTTAAAAATAAAAAATATTGTCGTAACTTCGGTAGCGATATTAACAACAGCAATAACAACCTATTTAATATTAAAAAAATAAAGACATGTCTCAATTAATTGACTTAACAATTTACTCAAGAAACAGCAATGTTTTAACTACCCCTACAGTATATGGCTTCGATGTAGAAGATATCGTTACTCCTATATTATTGAATAATGCAGGTAGAGCAACATTCTCTGCTCGTATGTTAAAAGGTTCTGATGTACAAAACAGAAACCTCGCTAAGGTAATTTATGAGGCAACAGAGGCATTAAATGCCATAGCTAGCAAATCTCCTTTTATTGTTAAGTTGACTGTCTTGAAAAGAAGAGGCGTTGATATTGCTAGTATCGAATACATCTTCGTTGCTTCACGTATTTCCGAGAATATCACTCCTACAGTAGGTGGAGGTTCTAAATTTTTCTATAACGAAGATGGTGATACTTTACCTGTAGAATATGAGGTGTTAGAAGATGTGGCAACTATTGTAGCAGCTACGACAGTAGCAAGCTCTGCTGTCCCTACGCCATTAACATGGGTGCAAGCACAAGCGATTAGAAACGCAGGATTATTAAACCCTGCTGACGGATTTAAAGTTGGTAGTTTTTATCACATCACAGACGCTGCCTTACCATTTGCTTCTGAAGGAATCGTTGTGCAGGCTATCACAGAAACAGAATTATCTGTCAATGGAGATGGTATATTCTTAAACCCTGACTATCAGACAGCAGGTGATTATTCTGGAGTACCCGGATTTAATGCTCAGCAAGGAGTATGGAGAAGTACATTAGAAGCAGGTATGGTTGATGGTGATGTTGTTATACACAACGGCCTTCACTATGTAGTATCTGACGCAACAGCTTTTGCCGGAACAAACCCAGCATTGACACCATTGGCATATACTCAGTTATCTAAAATCGATACAAATGGATATATTAGAGAGGTGGATATTGTTTATTATGACTTTAATAATGATGTTGTTATTCGACGTTTCGATAAACGTGGTAACGATGTTTCAGCTCAAGGTTTATATTTATTCCAATGGGGTAGCGATACAAAACTAAGAAACATAATAAACACTGCTGGTGTTTTAGATTGCTTAAATGCATTGCAAGTAACTATTGCTCATAACTTAGTATCTAACCAATGCTACGTGAATGCTAACATAGATACTAGCACATTATCGAGATGTAACTTCTCGGCAAATATGTCTGTTAATCTAGAAGCATCTGGTATTAACTATGTAAACAAAGAATTAACATCAGGTTACTCTAATTTTGAATCTGACTTAGACTTCTCTGATAACACTATCTGGGATGCCCCTACAAACACATTAACAATGCCAAGTAATTTTGAATTTGTAGGTATCTTTAATATTGTAAACGCAGATGCGTTGAATGACGTTGAAGTAATAACAAACTTCACACAAACGAATCATAAAATTAGATTTAACGTAGAAGATGGTTCTACTCAAGGATTCTCTCACACTGCAATTGGAGTTGCTGTAGCTGATAATTTAGTATCTGACGCAGCGGCTGTAAATACAATTACAGGAAGAACAAACGGAAGCGACTTCATTGAATATGAAAGAGCAGGAAACTTAAACAGAAGATATAACCTAGTAGTATTAGCTTAAAACATTTTATCATGCCAATTACATCATCAGAAGAAACAAGTGAAATATCTTTTAAAGATAACGCGGTAGACGCTTTTGCTAGGCTTAGAATGTCTGAGCCTGAAACTATCTTTGATAGCAAACAAATATCAGACAATCAGCCATTATTCTGGGATGACCAACAAGTAAGTGGTAGTGGCACTAGCTCAACTTATAACACTAATCAGGCTAGCACTACATTATCTGTAGGTAATTTAACAGCAGGTAAAAGGGTTAAACAGACGTATAGAAGATTTAACTATCAGCCGGGTAAATCAATGTTGATTAACAAGACGTTTAAGCTAGAAACCAGAAAAATAGGCATTAGGATAAAAGACGGTTATTTTGATGATAAGAATGGATTATTCTTTTACACACATCCTGATTCTTATGGTTTTGGAGTTAGGACTTTTACAAGCGGCTCTGCATTTGACAATCTAATACCTCAAGCAGATTGGAATATTGATAAGTTAAATGGATTAGGTTCAAGCGGTGTTGATATTACTCAATATAAAAAAGCATTATTCTTTATTGATTTTGAATGGTTGGGTGTGGGAATTATAGCCTTTGGATTTTTCTTCAATAGAAGACCTGTTTATTGTCATTTTTATGACACTACTAAAGTTGATGACTTAGTTACAATGTCTGTTCCTAACTTACCTTGTAGAACTGAAATCGAAAATGATGGTACAGGCGTGACAGCAAGTACAACTCAGATATGTGCCACAGTTATTTCAGAGGGCGGTTTAAAAGACACTGGCTATGGCTTTGGTATATCTAGGGGTGTAGCTCCATTGGTTACTTTAAACAATACAAGTATCTATCCATTGTTTGCTATTCGTTTAAATAGTAATTACTTACATTCTACTATCAAACTGTTAAACTTTAATGTAAACTGTACATCAACAGCTACTTATAATTGGTATTTACTTTTAAATCCAACGGTAACAGGAACAGCTTTATCGTTTACGCAAGTGGCTAATACAGCTATAGATGCTCAGATAAATACAACTAATGCAACAACTGTAAGCGGTGGCACTATCTTATTAACAGGTACAGCATCACAAACAAATGAGAGTGGTATTAACATTGTTAATGCTACTGACTTTGCTATGGGTAGTAGTATTGCTGGAGTTGCTGATATAGTAGTGTTAGCTGTGCAAAGAGCAACTGGAACAACTGAAACATTTTACGGTTCATTAAATTGGAGGGAACAACAATAATATGGCATATATAGTAATGACTTCAACAACAAACAGCATTAAATGTGATAATGGTGTTTATAGCGGAATAGCTGGTGCATTAGGCGTAATGCAAAAAAAAGCAACATTTAGAAAAGATGAAATATTTAGGCTATCACTAAGCCCTGATGAATCGTATGTGCAAGTTCTTTTTAAGAGTAGAACTAATGCGTACTTCTTATTTAGCTTTAATGGTTCGGCAGGTACGCTGCAAGTAGATAGCATTGATAGTGTAGCGCCAACAAGTAACTCAGATTTGTATGATAAATTAGTAACCTTATTAGGGTAATTAAACAAAATTAAAATAAAAATATTATGCCAGTAACATTAAGCGAAGCCGGTGGATTATCAGGCTCAGGAACAACAAACTACATACCTAAATGGACACCTGATGGATTTACTTTGAGTAATAGCCAAATCTTTGATAATGGTACTAATGTGGGTATAGGTACGAGTACTCCAGAGTGGAAATTAGTTGTTTATTCTGATCCCAATAATTACGCAACATTTGGAGGTCCTCGTCCTGCTATTTTTGCAGGTAGTGCAAATTGGTTGCAAATAAATGGTGGCAATTTAGGTATATCTGGTATTGCTGGTGTTAACGGAGTTAGTTTAACTCATAGTGGTATTAGTGATGGATTCCTAGTTAAATCAGACAGATCAGTAGGGCATGTAATATCTAATAATACATACGATTATATGTTCAAGTCATTTGATTCGTCAAGCGTGAATAAATTCATCGTAAATCATTCAGGTTATGCGGTTAATAGATTAGGCGTAGGAGTTGACCCAACTGCCACAATTCACGCTAAAGGCTCTAACTCAACTGGCAATCCAACGGACTTATGCGCCTTATTCGTAAACAGCTCAAATGCTGAGATATTAAAGCTTAGAAATGACAAATTAGTAATATTTCCTAGCCACACAACTGTTGAGAAAAATGCTATAGTGTCACCCGTTGCAGGTAGCGTAGTATATGACACTACATTAAATAAGCTTTGTGTGTATACAACAGCTTGGGAAACAATAACATCAGTATAAAATAAAACAATATAATATGCAATTTGAATTAAAATCAGCAAAAACAACAGGAGGTGTAACATCATTAAATGATGGCACTATGAAACAGCAAGTGAATATAGCGATAGGTCCGGTAAGATGTCCTTACAACGATGTAGCAGCTCAAAGAACAATTGATTATATTTTCTCAGAAAACTTAACTGCTAAACAAATAGAAGATGGTATCCGACCATTTGCAGAACAATGGGTAGCAACTAATTATCCTGATACAAATGATTAATTACTTTAAATATCTATTATCTAAGCCAAGTAAGTTGGTTTACTGCATTACAGCATTGCTATTCTGTGTAGCTGTTTTTGTAATTATATTACCTAGGTTAACAGATAGTATTGAAAAACTATTTGTTAGCCTTTTAATGCTAGTTATATTTGTAGTAGCACAAGCACAACCAATAAAGGAATATTTGGATAGTAAACAATGATAAGTCTGATATTTCTCGTATTAGCAGCTATTTGTAATGCAGTGATGGATAAGGTTAGTTTCCATTACTACAAGTCTATTTTCGTTAAGTATAAACCGGCTTTTTGGTATCCACAGGTAAGTTGGAAAAATAAATACATAAACGGAAATCCTTGTTACGGAAGACGTAAATTCTTAGGATTTAATCTACATCCAGCATTTACAGACGCATGGCACTTATTCAAGTCATTAATGATAGTTTTTTTGGTTTCAGCAATAATTTTTTATGATCCAATATTCTGTATGTTAATTGATTTTATTATCTTTGGCATTACTTGGAACGTAGTATTCGTTCAATTTTTTAATAACATCTTTAAACTAAAAACAACATGAATTTCGACATTAAGTTATCCGGAGAAGAGCTAAACACAGTATTAACAGGATTAGGTAAACTACCTGCAGAGACATCATTCGACCTTATCAATAAAATCCAGTCACAAGCGAAGACTCAGATTGACGAGGAAGACAAAAAGAAAAAAGAAGCTGAGGAAAAAGAATTGGAACAAAAAGTACAAGAGTACATAAAAAAGAAAAAGATTAAGTAATGCCAATTACCTATAAGGAAATAACAGATTATACTCAGTCACATTCAGTAGCCAACTACGCAGCGCTTCCGGCAGCTAATACAGTACCTAATGAACTTTGGTATTGCATTAACTCGCAGGGAACAAAATGGCTGCCAGGGTCACTAGGAGGTACATATTATTCTAACGGATGGTATTTTTCTGATGGATTAAACTGGACATGGCAAGAAACAGCTTTTCAAGCTTCTCAGGTAGATGTAGATGCAGGTGTTATTACAGATCAATTTGTAAGTCCTAAAACATTAGCTGATGCAAGCCAGTGGGGCACTAAGCAAGATAGACAAGATGAAGTATTATCAGGTGGTACTATAACAATAGGTACTTTTGGTGGCTCAGGAACAGATAATGATGTAAGAGTATCTGCTACAAATTGGTATATTCAATCTACGGAATTAAACTATTCAACAGCAGGTAATACTGATTTTTTAGACATTGCATTATCAGCAGCAGGATTACAAAGATTTGTTGCATTTTATGGAGATAACTTATCTACAATAACTAAAGTAGAAGGTACTGAATCAGAATATGCTACAATGCCAGCTACACCTGCAAACAGTGTTTTAATAGGGTATATTTTAGTTACTGACGGTAGTTTAGGAGTTGCTCCTGATTTATCTGCTTATGCTACAATTAATCCTAGAGTAAGAGTAGTTGCAAGTGAACTAATACCGACTTTAAATGTAGATACTCATGATGAATTATACATCACTGCTTTAGCAGGTAACATCACTTCAATGAGTACTAACTTAACAGGTGCATTGGCTAATGGAAGAGTTTTAGTGTTTAAAATAAAAGATAATGGCGTAACAAGAACTATTACCTGGGGAGCTAAATTTACTAATAAATATGTAACGCTTCCTACGTCAACAACAGCAAACAAAGAATTATTAATTTTAGTTAAATATAACTCCGCAACTGCTTTATTAGAAGCTTTTGCATGGATTGAACAACCTTAATAATTATGCCTACAAGAACAGTATCAAATGCCGGTGGAAATTGGGACTCAGTTGGAACTTGGGTTGAAGGAGCTGTGCCCACAAGCGCTGACGACGTTGTGTTTACTGCAACAAGTGGTAATGTTACGGTAAATGTCGCAGGACTTACGCGTGGTATTAATTTCGCAAACTATGTCGGAACTATGACTTTTTTGGCTAATATTTCTATCATAGGCGGAGGATTAAATTTAGGAACGGGCGGATATACATTAACCGGAACCGGTGGGAGCGGTTTTGCATTTGGTGCGTCATGTTCAATTACAAGTAACGGGGTATTATGCCAACGAGGAATATCTTTCGGTGGAACAAATCAAACATATACTTTAGTTGATGTATTCGATGTTCCAAGTACGTTTGTATCAGCGACAACGTTCACAACAATTAATGGAGCAGAACTAAGAACAGGTAATATAATTCATAACACAAGCGCAATAGTGCAAGGAACATCTAAAATAGTTTTTAATAAAACGGCTACATGGTCTCACTCATCTACAGGTGTTATAAGAAATAATTTAGATATAAATTTAGTAGGCACTTTAACATTAAGTGGGACAGTTAGATACGATACTAGAACACTAACATATATTACGGGGACGGTTGTAGCTACAGGTTCCACCTTAAATATTGCAGCGTCAACAACGTTAAATACAAGTTCTGTTGTATGGAATACTATATCAACTACAACAGGAGTTACTTTAACGCTAAATTCAATATTAAATGCAAGTACTTTTAGTCAAACTGGTGGAAATGTAGTTTTTGCAGGTTCGTTTGGTTTTAATATAGGTACTTTAACAATACAAGCAGCAAGAACTCTTACTTTACAAAATAGCGTTACTTATGATGTAAACACATTAATAACTAGAAATACAGGTTCTATATCTACTATAACTAGTAACTCAGGCACGTTAAGAGCTACCTTACATTACAATAGATATAACGTAAATACCAATATTGGAAACTTTAGTTTAACTAGAATTAATGCTAGAGGAGGTTTTAGAATATTAACAGCTCAAGGCATGGTGCATACTGATTGCATGAATGTATCAAAAGGCGAAGGTGATATAACTCAAATATTAATGAATTAAAAATTATATATATGACAACGATAAATAACGAGTGGATCACACTCATGCACACAGTTGATGAACAACTTGTAGAACATAAAAGAAATGGTGTAGTAGTACAACGTAAATTCGGTGGATTAGATACTCGTATTTCTGAAGATGATAATTCAGTAATGTATTGTAAAGTATTCTATTGGGAGCGTGAATTATATCCAAATGGTAATACTATTAAAAGTGAATTAAAACACTATACGCTTACCGATTTACCTATTACAGAAGTATTAGAAAATGGTAATTTATATGAAATGTTAGCTTTACCAGTATTAACAGGTTTTATTAATAATTTAGGTTACCCAGGCATAATTAATCCAGCAAGAGAAACTCTTGAAAACACTGCTGTATTACCAATAGATGCTCCTGAAGGTTATCCATTAAG